TCTAAAGAGAGCATTGCATATATATTCAAAAACTTATGTGCTGCATTAAGTGCTTTAGATAAGTTAGAGGCAATGGGTTCATCAGGAACTCAAACGGATTCATTAAGAAGTATGTTAGTATCACTAATTGGAAAAGTATACGCAATTCCAATGGACGACAATATGGAACGTAAGGCTGAAATCTCAGCAGAAGAGGCTAAGCATGAAATTTAAAGGTTCAGATCAAGATATGTTAATAATTAATACAGCACTTCATTTCCTTGATGCTAAATTAATGGAAGCAGCTAAATTAGTTCAAAATGATGAAGAAAATATAGACATAGTAGACTCTAAACTTTTAGAAGAACTAAAAGATATATCTCATTGTTTCGATCAAACAAATTTAATAACAGGGGAATTAGTAGAAGATCCCATTATAGGTTTAGACTTTATAGTTCATATAGGAAAAAGTGTTTGTGCTATAGGTAAAGAATTTAATACAACAATATATAAATCTATACAAGAGGTAGATAGTAAAGAACCTTTACAAGATACTTTCTTACAACTCGTTACAGAAACAGAAGGAGAACCCGAATGAAAAGGCACGGATGCAATAAATTAGTAGAATACGAAGAATTAGAGAGTTTACCTCTCCCCCCAGCAAGAAAGAGATTTGTGCCTCTAGCACATAAACACTTATTTGATAAAACACTTAACTCATTAGATATATTAGGTTATGAAACTGAAAACCATAAATTTATGACTAATCAAGATGGACTAAAGTTCATGGCTACATTTTATGTTACTCACCCTGATGATGATGGTTTTGCAACTAATGAGTACCGATTTAAGCTTGGTATTATTAATAGTAATGATAGTTCTATGGCTGCAAAGGTTATAACTGGTGGGGATTTCATGGCTTGCCTGAATGGTTACTTTACAGGTCATATTGAAATAAATAGAAGACATACAGAAGGTGCTGAAAATGATATACATAGAGATCTAAGAGATCTTGCTTTTGATATGAAGGATCTTAGAGAAAAATCTTTTGCAGAGATTGAACAACTTAAAGAATACGATTTTACCTCCCAAAGAGAAGTTCATGACTTCATTGTTCAATCATGTCAAAAAGATATCTTACCTTGGCAACATGCTCCTAAAGTACTTGAACATTGGGATAATCCAGAACACGATATATTTAAAGATCGAAATGGATGTTCTTTGTTCAATGCATACACGTCCCATTGGAGAAATGCCAATCAATTCTCCTTAGCAAGTAAAACAACTAAACTAAGGAGGTATATAGATGAATTCAAAAATCCGAAGTCAAATCAAAACAACGTCCCATCTCTTGTCTGAATTAAATAATATCCAAATATTTATAAACGATAAAACAAAACACGTAACAATGATAAATAAAGAAATTAATAAGTGGAGACATGAATATTCTCTTATACATCAAGAACTTACAGAAGAGATACATATTTTGAATAATCAAATTAAAGAGGATCAGATTGCTCCATTATCTGATCTTGAAGGGTAGAGAAAGAAGGTTACCTTTCCTATTCTAGACCTCACTACTTATGGGCAAGAGGTCTTAAATATAAAGCCCATTAACGGTCAGTCTTGTCCTTTGGATGAGGCTGGCCTTTTTTTATGGGGAACATTTCGTTCATTTTTTTTCTTCGTTCCTCACATTTAGAGCAGGTTTTAACGCCAACAGCATTGGTAAGCCTTTTAATTATGTCTCCAAGACCTTCAATTTTTGGTTTATCACTATTCACAAGGTTAATCCTGATTCTATAATGAAAGTATGCATTTCGAATTTGAATCTCGTGACATCGATATTTCTCATATTAAAAACAACGATGAAGTATGTTGGCAGTATACCAAAGATCCTCCTATCGAAGAAGATAATTGGTTAGAATCTGAAGACATCTATTACAGATTATCACCTGTGACAGAAGCACTAGCAGTAGCTTCTGAACATGTACACCTCTCAAAACTAAAACCTTCCAACATTATGGAATGGTATTATCGACTTGAATCTCTATTTGATTCTGAAATTGGATTTTTATTCTTAGATACTAAAGAGGGAGAGGTCCCCATCAGATTTACTTTGAGCGATCTTAAAGACCATCTAGGTTTAAGAATTCGAATAAACACATGGGAAGAAGCAAAATTTGATAGATATGTAAGACAATTACGTATGCAGAATCATCTGCGCGAACTACTTTAACCTTTAACAAACCTTTAACACAGGAGAATACAATGCAAGAAGAATTGGATAAGGCTGCAGCACTCACTATTAAATTAACTATTCTTGTTCTTGAAAGACGAGAAGAACAACTTAAAGGTGAGGATGTAGATTCTATTCGTGTAGCTCTTATAGAACTACAAATGGATTCATTAGCAGATCAAATAATAGAATGTCATGAGAACTATAATAAGAAAGTAAAGGAAAAGTCATCATGTCTGAAACCTTTCGGCAAAACAGTGAAATAAATAAATTAGTTGAAGCATGGGACGATCTAGATGAACGATGTCCCGACTGTGGTGGTATGGAATCAGCATGTCATGAAATAGGATGTCAGTCATCAGGTTGGACTGATGCAGACACAAGAGAATACAAAGAAGGAGTGAAAAATGCCCAAGTCAAACCCACCCGAGATAACGACTGAAGATATACAAGTAATAGTACAGGAAGTAAAACTTCTTAATGAACTAAGAGAGTATTTTCAAGATTATCCAAACCAATTTGGTGGTCTACCAAATGAAAATAAACTTCGTGAGATGGCAAAAGAAAGAGACGAAGAATTGTATGATGTACTACAAAAGATTAAAGACTGGAAAGAAGGCATATAATGAGTAATCCACAAACATCAAAATTTAAGTATGGTACTTTTATTGAAGAAGATGGTAAAAGTTATGATATGGAAGTAAAAGGCACTATAGATATAGTGTGGGACTACAAACATAGCACTGTAACAGATGTAGTAGCGTATGAAATTACTGTAGTTATTGGTAAAGAAGTAATGGCCTTTCAAGGCGGTTATCACACTAAATTTGTAAATGAAACTGTTGAAAGTGTACTTGGTGTGTCAGTAGAAAATATAGCGGAGGCTCATTGTGAATGCGAACCACCAACAGACGGATCTATTCAAAACGAACAAGACTACCAAGAAAACATCAACGATTTCTATCCCCCTATACCCCGAGGATAAACCAACCTGTACTCGTTGTGAACTCCACGAGCAAGCAACAAATATAGGTATCCGAACAATCCCCTACAAAGAATCAGTGGCACAAACACCCCACTCTATCTCCTGTGTTCCTACTATTCTCATCATAGGTCAAAACCCCGGATACCACGAGGACAGGATCAACGAACCATTCGTGGGTAGAAGTGGAGATATCCTTAAGAAGTCATTCATAGGAGGTATAGAGCTCCAAGAACGAGCAACAATCTACCTTGGTAATGGAGTAAAATGTCACACAACAAACAATCAAGCACCCAAACCTAAACATTACCGAGAATGCAACCAACACCTAATCGAAGATCTACAAATCATTAAACCCAATATCGTCCTAACACTTGGAGCACCAGCAACTACATCCTTTTACAAGAATATACTTGGTATAACGAAGGTGTCCCTAACCAAATCTTTTACAATAAACGGAAACCTTTATACACCAAAAGACCATAAACTAGATAGAGTGGGGGAATTCAATATGTTCAGTACATATCACCCCGCAGCCGTACTCCGTAATAACAATCTCATAAATAGTGTACACTCCCACATGCAACTCGTATCCGATTGTGTAGACGGAACAATGGCATCTCCTTCGGCACCCGAAATTATATCTACAAGATCACCTCAATGAATTTAAGAGATCACCCTGAAGTACAAGTACTTTTATCAGAAATTGATAAACTTCTTCTTCAAAAAGAGGAGATGTTAGAAATAATTGAAACAGTAACAGACCAAATAATAAGAGCAAAATTAGACTATAACAGAATGCAACATTATATAGATCAATTCGAAGATGTACCATTAATCGTTTGTCCCCCCACTCTTAGAATGGAAGAAATAACTGACATTGTAGCAAATATCGAAGCATTTATGGAGTATGAAAACGACCTAGAAAAACTTGAGTAGGAGGAACATATGGACACTCAAATTATTAGTCTCGATATAGAGACTTATGGTGCTGTTGAGGAAGGATACAGAGGCAATCTTTTATCTAAACAGACCGTATTTCACCCTGCGAGATCTATGCATACGGATAGCGTAGATTTAAGCGATTTAATAGTAACCGCCTCAATCACATTAGTTAAGGAAGACCAATGCGAAACCCAAGACATGCTCTCGAAGGAGCCTTGGAATCCACAAGAGAAATCAAAGATCCCGATATCAGAAAACTTGCCCGTATTGTTATCACAGTTGGAGGGGTTATCCTTTCCAAACTTGAAGAAGATAAATCCAAAAAAGACGATGGTATTCAATCTTTCAGATACGATTGATCGAATAAGACTGCAAAAATGGTTAACACACTCAAAAGTAATTATTGGAATGAACCTCCCATTTGATATCCAATACATTAGAAAAGACCCAGAATTTAGATTCGCATTAGAAGATCAACTATTAATAGACCTCTCAATAATTAACTATCTTCACGATGAAACACGACAAGAAAAGAGTCTCAAAAGTTTAGGTCCAATACTCCGCACTCACACATATGAAAACACTCTTAAAGATGGAAGATTTCGATCTATAGCAGACAAGAAATTAAAAGAATACAACGCACAGGATACACATAACACAGTACTCGCTATTAGGGAACTCGCTCGAAGAATAGAGCGAGACTTTCCTAATACGAATAAACTTTCAACCTTTTGTTTGCACTTTTACTCCGACCTACTATGGACAATCATCCGAATGTCCGAATCAGGTATATGTATGGACAAAGAAAAGTTAGAAAAGATAGAGAGCACACTATTAGTGTTATGTAAAGAAGCAAACGAAGCCGCAACCGAAGCCGGATACCCGCTAGAAGGCGAAGGGAGCGGCACAGCAAAACAAAAACTAATGGATGATGCAATTTGGTTAATAGGTAATGAAATAAGAGATGAAATGGAACTTACACCAGCAAAAGGACTTGTAAGTTTCACAGAAGCAAATAGAAATAAACTACAAAATGAATTAAAAGATAAAGTTAGTAACAGCACTGGAAATCTTTCAACCTGGGACTATAAAGCCCATGAACTTATAAGAGTATTTGATGGAGCAAAGAGACATGCAGGTGCTCAAAAGGTAATAAGTAGTTATACATACCCATTATTAAGACATAGAAGAAATAAATCTACTGATGAAGCTGCTCGGCTTATACCAATCAACGGACATCATATAGCATATCCCACATGGTATGCTACTCCCACCTATGCTAAGAATAATGAAGGTGGTAGTGGGGGTACCTTACAAGGTCGCATTACCTGTAAGAAGCCATCTGCACAGACCTTTCCTCCTATGATTAAAGAATGTATAACCAGTAGGTTTAGAGAAGGTTACATAATGTCTATGGACTTATCACAGATAGAGTTGCGTGTAGCAGGTCTACTATCAGGTGATAATGCATTTATAGATGCCTATCAAAAAGGTAAAGATTTACATACAGAAAGAACTCTACAAATCTTTGGTGGTACTACATGTACTAATAAACAAAGACAAATAGGTAAGATGGTTAACTTTGCAGACTTATTCCGTGCAGGTTCTGATGTTATCCATAAACAAGTACTTGCAATGTCAGGTATAGAACTAGATATGGGGTTATGTGAAGTTATTGTTAAAAGTCGTAGAAAACATAGACCCAAACTATATGCTTTTCAAAAAGACTTAATATTTACTGCTCGTCTCCATGGAAGAATAGAATTACCCTTTACAGGACAATCAAGGTATTTCCTTGGAGGAGACAAATATGAAGTAAATGAGATCGTAAATTTCCCTGTTCAAACAACAGCAAGTAATATATTGATAAGCATTCAAAGTTATCTCCATAAATCAATGCCTAGTTTAAATTCTCCTAAATCTAACATGCATATGTTCTTAAACATCTATGATGCAATCTACTTCGACGTTGCTAATAAGGATGCTGCAGAAGAACTTACTGAATTAGTAAAAGAAGCCGTGTCTTTTGTACAAGATGAAGGATATTGGAGTATGATCTCTGAATATTATGGAAATGAAATACCCTTGGAGTATGACTGGTCATGAATGAAGAAAAAGTAAAGAGCCTTTTGAGTGCAGGTTATAGTATAAAAGAAGTAGCTAATGAACTAGAGATGGAATCCAAATCTTTATATCACATAGCCAAAAAGCACAATTTACCTTATAATGCACCTATTAAAAGTGGGGGTCCAAAAGAAAAAAGAATACTTCGGCTTCATAATTCAGGATTCTCTTATAGAGATATAGGGAGAATCTTCTCTCAAGCACAAAAAAACATAGAAGATATTGTTTTAAAATATGGTAGAGGTCAAGATTGAAAAAAGAGTGGACAATAATCCAAGATACTAGGGAGAAAAAACCCCTCAAATTTCCAGCAAATTTGAAGGTTTTAGATGATTCTTTTTCTCCTACTAAACAACGTCTAATTACTGTACGGTTACACACCATAAAGGATAAATTAGATGCGGGAGACTATCTATTGCAAGGACATGAAAGTAGCACTATAATTGAACGCAAAGGCAGTCTACGTGAGATTGCCAAGAATTGTCTTAATGAAAAGGATCGTATAAGATTCATAAAATCCCTTCAAAAGTTAAGGAATGCTTGTACCCATCCTGTATTAATGTTGGAAGGCACCCCACTCTTAATGGAAAAACCTTGCAAGAATGTGCCTCACCCTGCTGCTGCTGTCGATGGATTATTAAGACTGTTAAGAGAATATTCAATAGAAATGATACTACTACCCGGAACAACCTATAGTCATAGAAGAGCATGTGCTAATTGGGTAGCACGCCTTCTCATAACTGGAGCAATAACAAATGGCTACACCCACCACAAAATTCAATAATACATTTATATTTGATGCACCTGCCATCGGAGCACCCGCAGCATCATGGGGTTCAAACATATTCGTAGTCCATGATAACGTAATAGATGATGATGGTACAGGTGCTACTGCAGTATGGAATCAACCACAAGAACTTGTAGCAGCTTATAGTAATACCGTTACAACTTTAGGTACAAACTCACAAGAAATTATTGTACCTTCTGCAGGTCTAAGTCTTGAACTCTTTCTAACTTCAGACACTGCAGCTGACCATACTGTAAGGATTGGTGTGTGGGGTAAAGTACCTGTTAAAGATGGTCTTACAGGCGCAGATCGTAAATGGCCACACGATGTAAACTCCGGCAGTTATGGGGATCCTACTGATATGTGGATTCCTCTTCAAAATCTAGAAGCGGTGTGGATGGCTAAAGCTGCGCCAACACTTGATACTGACCAAGCAGGAGTAATCAGTCTTCAAATGGATCTAACAGAAAACTTTCATTGGGCAGGAGCCGGCCCATGGTTTATGGGTCATAGAACCTCAGTATATTTAGCAGGTTGTAAAAGTATCTGTGTAGGTGTTAAAGATTTTGATTCTGTATCAGAAGGTCTTATATTAGGAAGGTTTGTAGGTTAATGGCATACGCATATAAAAAAGATAAGAAAAAGAGTACAGGTGGTGCTCAAAAAAGAACCGCTGGTAAAACTAGAAAACGAAAACCCAAAAAGAGACGAAGAACTATATAAAGAAAGGTAAGAAATAAATCATGCCAAAGAAAAAAGGTAAAAAATCGAAAGTAGTACCACAAAGAACCAAAAGTACAGCGGGTGCTAAACGGACTATTGGTAGAAAATCACGAAGTAAAATTAAACGTGCTAGTACTGGTGGAAGATAAACATTGGTAAACGAACCTTGGGAAACAAACCAAGGAGGAACGAACGGTTGGGCTGAATACAAACGACTCGTAGTTAATGAGTTGGATCGCGCCAATAACCGTCTTGATCTATTGGACAAACGATTATCCAATATCGATAGATCTATTACTGAGTTAAAGACTAAGATGTATATGATATCAGGGGTGACAGCCATGTTCTTCTCTGGTATCCTTACTCTTTTACTCAAATTCGTATGAAGAAACTAATCCCATTACTAATCTCCTTTTCTCTTGGAGGATGTGCCGTAGATACTCTCTTCTCTACAAAGCCAAGTACGGGTGGAATAGCAACCGTTACAGAGGCAGTATCATCCTCCATTCCTACCCTCTCAATGCTCTCGAGTATTGGGGGGATTTCAATTCTCGGGGGAATCGTTTTACTCTGTGTTTCAGCGGGTCGTAAAGGTTGGTACCCTGTTCTTGGTGGGATAGGGTTAATCTTTATTAATACTTTGTTACAAGAGTATTTTCATCTCATAGCACTCCCGATCATCGTAGCATCAGGAGTATTTAGTACGTTGTGGGCTATCAAGGCACTGGGCCAAGCCCGTATAGTTAAACTCAAAAAGGAAATAACCAAATGAGTAAAGATAATTGTTGTGCAAGTGATATCGTCGATTCAACCCTTAATAAGGTTGGTATCAATCGTAGTTTACTTATTACCTTAGCACTTCTTCCCTTCGCATGGGAAGGTGTTAACTGGGTAGCAGGTGCATGTCGTGAACTTTGGAATCTTATCGCAAGCGTATAAGGAAACATTATGTTAGCAGATACCTTAGGAAATATATTCTTTGGAGGAACCTTAGTAGGAGCCGTCGGATGGCTCATACTTGCGGGTCATTATCTTGACTGGTATGAACTTCCCCAAAAGAATAGATAAACTCTAACACAGGAGGAAAGTTATGCCCCCAGAAATAGAAAGCGTTGCTGTACCTACAGGGCGCGGGCAAGATGCCCAAAGGTGGATGGAGTATCACGGTTACGTGGATACGACTCCCTCCATTCGATCTTCAGATTATGAGGGGGTATTACATTGTCCCTTTCAATACTATTTGTCCCGGAGACTTGGAATTGTACCTGTTCTTCGTTGGTCGAAAGCACTTTCTCGTGGTTCATGGTTTCATAAGAAACTTGAACTTTATAGAGAACCACTCGAAATTTCAAAAACTTGTATGAATACTTTGCTGGATGACCGATTAGACGAACTTAAAGAAATATGCCAAACATTAGGAATCAAAGGGGAATCTAAGGACAAAGTATTGGAAAGGGAAAAGAAGGACTTTACATGTGCATCAGCATGGTATGAAGTTGCTATGAACTTAGAACTTCCCCAGAATAAGATACCCACTATAAATCAATTCTTAAAACAAAGTCACTTTAGACATTTAGGATCTGAAGTAGGTATAAGACTACACATGCCTAAGATACACAAGACAGGTAAAGTAATGCTTACTGCTGTGTTGGATACTCTTTTATACCATGAAGAACAAAACTCTCTTTATATTGTAGACGCTAAGACAACTGCAGGATCTGCTGAAGAACGTCTTATAACGTGCCCATTAGAATTTCAAACTCAACACTACATGATGATACTAAAGCTGGCTCTAGATAATAATCTATTGCAGCCGATCCATGGTTTACCAGAAGATGTAAGAGTGGGGGGTATGATTCATATAGCAGTCCAGAAACCTACTATAGAATTCGGTATGAAAGATCGAGACTTCGAAGAGGTAGAACACACGTTACAACGTGGTCCTCGTAAGGGACAAGTTGAGATACGTAGAAACTACTCTGGTGAACCTCGCTTCGATAACTATATAGAAAGGTGTAATGATTGGTACCGGGGACAAAAGGAATATGAACACCTCGCTGAGAAGTGGGTAATGTCTCCTCCTATAAATTATAGTTTGACTTATGGAACTCTTTTATCCGATGAGGATTTCCTTGATGAGTACTATGCAAGAGTAAACCTAATTCGTAATTATGTTCAATGTAAAGCATTCCCTAAAAATTTCCCAAGATCTGCGTCACACCTTAGACAATTTGGTAGAATGTCGCCCTACACACCCTTCTACTTGACACCACCAAAGGAATGGCCTGATATAATTAAAGCAGAATCCTTCATACAAGTAGATAGGGATGAAGGTGTAGAGTTTATAGTAGACGCTCCGTGCACCGCCTCGTAATGCGAAGGCGGTGCACTCCGCACGCAAGGAGTCATTTATGGCAAGTAACCCACTATTAAAATTTAAGAATGAAATACTTACTACAGTAGTTTTACCTAAACTGGAAGGACTTCTCTATTCAGAGAAGGGTGATCTTTCGGTAAGTGAACTCTGGAAATTGTTTAGAGATAAGCATGATTGCACCGTATCGTTTAGAGAATTCAAGGAGTGGTGTGACGACTTAAACTTGAGACCGCAGCAAACAACAGTATGGAGTTTGCCCGATAGAAGACCAGTCTCAACTACAACAGATGTATTCTTAAAAGAAGGAGGACTCAGAAGTATGGAGGTGGCTAACTATACACCAACAAACGCAGATTTAGATGAAATAATTTTCGATAATGAAACCGACACAGATTAGGAGGTAGTATGCAAACACAGGACTTAGCGGTAGGAAAAACAGGAGCACAGAAGTATTCTGGCTTAGGTTTTTCAGGACAACGAATGGTTCATCCGCCTGGACAACTACTAGGATTAATAGTAGGAATGCCCGGAGCAGGTAAATCATTCTTCTTACAATCAAACCCTAATGCATTCATCATTAACACAGATGGAACCAGTACAACCAATCCGAATCCGCAAGCATGTATGTGGCCTGGAGTTACTAAAAATGGTGAGCCAATGGATGTTGGTGGGTCAAAGATGGTTCTTACTTGGGAAGAAATTCTCAAGAAGAAAGAACAACTTATCAAAATGTCAGAAGCTGGACAAGCAAGACCACAAACAATCGTACTTGATAGTCTTGGTCCTTCAATTCAATTGATGAAAGATTATGTAACCAAGAAGGCAGGTCGAGAGAACTGGAAAGATCTTGATGGTCGAAGAGCATGGGATGATGTCTATGATGGACTACTCCGATTCTCGTTAGATCTCCGCAGACACGGCTACGGATTCTTCTATGTATGTCACCTAGTAAATGCAAAGATTCCACTAGGTGATGACCGATACACAATCAGACCCGAACTTACAATAACCGACTCGTTCTATAAAAGA